GTGTGGCCGGCGACGGCGTGGGGAGCTTGGTGCGCATCAGTCGTCCTCTTCCCAGTCGTCTTCGGTCATGACCCAGGGCTCTATGGCCTCGGGCTCGGTGGCGGCGGCGCCGTGCAGCGCGAGAGTTGCGGCGACTAGGGGAGTGATGTCCACGGAGACGTCCTTGCGTGCCCAGGCGAACGCATCGCCCACAGGCCGCAGCAGTCCACCTAGGACGGCGGTCGTCAGCGCGGCTTGGTCGAGGTGCGACAGGCCGGCGTTGTCCACCAAGTCGATGAACGCGCCCGTCGCCTGCCCGTACTCAGCGGTCGTGATCAGCTCAACCTCGACGCCGGCTTCGGTCAGGGCTTGGATCAGCCCACCAGCGGCCGAGCGGGGGTCCAGCAGGACTGGCCCGGTCTCCCACTTCGCGGTGAGCTTCTTGACGTCCGCGACCACCCAGCCTGTGCCGGCGTCGTTGCGGATGACCTCGATGTGGAAGCGGCCGTCAGCGCGGCGGCCGGCAACGGAGATGGTGGAGCGGGATCGATCCGGCGCGACGTCCACAGCGAAGCGGACCTTGCCGACCATCTCGGACTTGCCCTTGTACAGATCTGCCCAGGCGTCACGGTCGATCGTGCCCCCCGCTGACTCAAGGGGTTTCGGCCAGATACCCAGGATCTCCCGGGCGAAGCCAATCTCAGACATCGAGTCGAGGTCGTTCTGTACGTCCTCAAGCGACAGCCGTGCCGAGCCGAGTGCGGGGTTTGTGTTGGCCCAGCGCTCGACGTCGGACAGGAACTCGGCCAGCTCGGCGGGCTTCAGCTCGCGTAGGTCTTCGAGCCGGCCAGCGGCGCCGAAGTCGCGGTAGCCCAGGCGTCCCGGACTGTCCGACTCCGCGCGCTTGCGGAGCTTGTGCATGACCTCGCCGCTCACACCGTCAAGCGGAGGCGACGAGGTGTAGATGGTCTGCGGGTTCAACGCGGAACGCTGCGTCGGGCCAATGGCGTCCTGCTGCTCGAACGTGTACGCGAACGTCTCGTCGATGATGTTCAGGTCCACCGCGTCGATACCGCGGCCGGAGCCCTTCGACCGTGCGACGAACAGCACCACTTGGCCGGTCTCGAGGATCTCGAAACTCTCTTGTCCGTTGGTCTGTCCAACCTTGACGGTGTAGTGCTCGCCGTCGAGTTCGATCGAGAAGTGCTCGGACCCACGCCGCTCGAACCGTGTACCGAGCCGACCGAAGAGGGTCCGCATGCGCTTCGCGGCCTTCTTGGCGGTCTTGACCTCGTGCGCCGACCAGAGGATGGTCTGCTCGCCGAGGAGGAACAGTCCGGCTAACACCCTCAGCTCGAGGATGACGCCCTTACCATTCTGACGGGCGCACCACTCGCAGTACTCGCGGCAGCTCCACTGGCCGTCTGTGCGGAAGGACAGCAAGAGGTCCAGCGCGTCGGACTGCCAGCCGTCGGCCACAATGCCCGCTCGGCGTCCTAACTCAACAGCCTCGGGTCCGAACGAACCGGCGATACCCGGCGGGCGTACCTCAACCCGCGGTTTGCGCTCGCTTCGCAAGTACAGCGGCACGGAGACCGACAACGTTGCCGCCTCCCCCACTGAATGCCTGTGACGAATCGGCGGGTAGGCGGCCAGAGCCGGTGTCTTCCAGTGCCTGACGCAGCTCGGCGACAATCACCTTGTACGTGGTCTCCTGCATGCGCGCTTCGGACAACAGGCGGTCGACGGTCACCGTGATCCCGGAGCCGTCCTCGCTCACTTCGAAGTTCAGCCAGGCGCGGCCAGGGTTACTGAGCATCTCGTCGAGCCGGTCGAGCCGGTCAGCCAGCCGGCACGCCTCTTCAAGGAGGACGACATGGGTCGGCGCCAGCCCGCGGCCCTCATCCATCTGGGCCCAGAGCCGTGCCCCGCGGGTGTCGCCCGTCGTCACGCTGGGCGTCACGGGTGACGTAACGGTCGTATCCGCGTCACGCACCGACGAACCAGCCGCATCGCAGGTGTCTGACCTGCACAGACGGTGATCCCCCGCCTTGTGGCGACGAGCTCGCTTCGCCCGTAACGCAGGACTGTCGGCCATCGTGACGCTCCTGTGATTCAGATTTGCGGGGGTATTTGGGACCGGCCGGGGTGATGCGAGTGCATGATCACGTTCTTCGCGACCCCCCTGCCCCCCTCCCCCTGGGTGGCGTGACGCTGCTCCCCTACCCCAGCCAGTCACGTGACGTCACGCTGTCCTGTGAGGACGTTTGTGCGCCTGAGCTGCGGTTCCCTCGTGAGGAGTTGCAACCGAAGTGAGCTGAGCGAAGATTGTTTAAATCATGATCTTTTCCGCCGCGAGACTTCGGGAGGATGAGGTCTACACTGGCCGACACGGGGTGCCAGGCACGGGGTGGCGTGTGGGGTATGGCACGGGTGGGCTGCCGGCATACGGGCATACGGCACCACCACTGTCCCGTCACTGGGTCACGGTCACGGTGCAGTACCAGCATGCGCATGCGCTGCCATGGGCGGCCCGAGTGGTGGGTACCACGTGCCCTGCTCTTGGCCCTGATGCGTGCACGCTCAGCCTCAGTGGGTGGCTTGCTGCCTAGCTTCCTATCCCTGCACGCACGACAGCAGAAGCGCTGGTCTGGGTGGCGTGCTGGGGTGAAGGGTGTGCCGCAGGTGGGGCAGGTACGTGGGGTAAGCCCCGCCATCCTGCACCCCCACCCTCAGCCTGACCCCTACCCCTCGAGAGTCCGTGCCCCTACCATGCGTGCCTGCGGGTCAGCGAAGTGCACACCCGCAAAGGAGTAGGGGTCAGACGGATGGGCGCTGTCATGCCTGCGCTCCCTCACGATGGACACGCTGGCTTCGTACATGTATGAGTACGCACCGTCGCTGTACACCCCCGAGGTCACGAACACACGCGGTGGCTCGGGCGGTTGCGAGGTGAGGTAGTAGCCAGATGAGTTAGTCTCAGGCACGTCAGTCATGAGGTAGATCCTTCCGTTAGCCTGGGGTACCGAAGAGACAGCACGTCAAGAGCAGCGTTCATCTGGTCCTCGAACCACGCTGCCCTTATCCCTTGTGAGTGCGCCTCTTCGTTGCGCCATGCCTCAGCAGCAGCAGCCTGTAACTCTCTAGCGCGCTTGGTCTCAGACCAGGCCAGCGAGATCTGCCGCTCGAGCACCGCACTGGACAGGGGAACCTTGTTGATCCTGAAGCTCATCTGATCACCTGTCCGAACTCGTAGGGGTCGCCGTCCTGGCCTGGTGCACGCTCTGTGTCTGGGCTTGATCCAGCGCTGAAGCCAATAGGCCGAGCCCTGGGTGCCGATCTAGTCAGCGCCTCGGTGGCGTGGTCGATCAGGCCCTTGGTTTGCTTGACCGATATGGCGTAGTCAGCCTCGACACGCACCGCGCCACGGCCGTCGAGTTGTACCTCTATGATCATCCCAGTACCTGCGCATCCACGTATCGGTGCTCGGGTGTCATCACGAAGGTCAACATGCCGGGCTTGGCGGACTGCCCACTGTAGTCAGTGAAGAAGGGCGAGCCACCGTCCATGGCTGGGGTCTGCACCCACTGGCACGCACCCCAATCACGGGAGGCATGGTGGTGGAAATGGTGGCTGACCAGGACGTGCGCGTCGCCCGCGGGCTGGTGTCCGGCTGCTTGGCCGGAGTACCAGCGGAGAGCCTTGGGCTCCGGTCCACCTGAGACGTTGCGGCCGAAAGCATGACCGTGCGTGGTGGCTAGGATGTGGCCGTGTACGTCGAGAGTCTTGGCTGGCTCATCCTCGGCGATCACGAAGTCCACGTGCGACAGTCGCTTGTCCCGGGCCACGGCTAACGCTGCGTGCTCGAAGACCGCACAGTCGTCGTTGTCGCCGCGCGTAGTCCGTTTGCCATTGATGCGGTTCTCACCGTGGTTGCCTCCGACCACCAGCAAGGTGACCTTGGTGAACTGCGGAGCTAGCCGATCGATGCCCTCGAGGATGAAGGCCGTCGTGTTGCGTACCTGGGTGCGTCGGTCGCCGTCGATCTCGTAGGCCTGATTTGGGAAGATCGAGCAGCCCTCGACCATGTCCCCGCCCCCAATGATGACGAGGTGACCCAGGTCGCGGCCGATCTTTCTCAGCTCACGCGCTCGCTGGGTCACCCCGTCGTAGGCACCGTCCAGTCGCTCAGCTAGAGCGGCGGTGCCTCCCCCGGCTGCCTTGCCGGTCTGCCAGTCGTTCCAGGACACCACCAGGGTTGTCTCTCCCGTGTGGATCGCCTTGGAGCGCTGCCTGCCCTCACGCAGGTCTTTCAGCAGCCTGACCGCGTCCACATCGGACGGTGAGCCGGGGCGGTCTTGGATCTTGAAGCGGCAGTAAACGTTCAGGTCGTCAGGGTTACCCCAGTAGCGGACACCCTCAAGGATGACCTCGCGGTGGTCGGGGACCTCAACACCGGTCACCCGGGCGATCTCCTCGCGCCACTTGGCCTCCTCCGGCACGCGCCGAAGAGGAATGGCGGCCGTCACCAGCTCGCCGGCCTCATAGGTCGTGGCGGGGTGCTCAGCACGGGTCCGGCGGGCGTCAGGCGTAGATGGCGTGCTCAGGCTGTCAGAGAGTGACATGAACACACCTCCCTCCTGTGTGCCGACACAGTTGATCTAGCTAGAGCGTGTCCCTCGGTGTGGAGTGCCAAATGGATGGCCGCGGTGGTGAAGCGCTCGTCAAGCAGCGCCGCCGTGAGGGCGTCAGCGTCCGCCGTAGGCACGGAGTCGAGGATCTGACCCAGGCGACACCGCGATACACGCTGGCGGGATGGTGGGGTACTCAGTGCGTCAGCTAGTGACACGGGGGACCTCCAGACATGAAGAAGTCCCCCGAGAGCCTATGTAGCGGACTCACCTCGGGGGACAGTTCTCCAGCCAATCTGATACTACGTGGACAAACCTGGTCTTGTCAAGAGTCTGATCGTTATGTAGGCTCCCGCCTGGGCATCTTCGGTTAGCTCCTGGATACCCAGGGCCCCGTCCGGGGTGGTCGTTTACTTTCGCTGGCACGGCCAGGGGTAGGGCTTAGGTCTGGTGGATCCCTAAGCCCTACCCTCCCGTTCAGGCGGCTGACTTCCTGGTTGCCACCGCGGCCACGTCCCCGACCCGGTAGATCGGTCGGTAGCCGTCCACCCTGCCAAGGTAGCCCCGGGCGTGCCAGCGGTGGATCGTCGTGTAGCTGATCCTGATACCCACCGCGCTGAGGATGGCGGACACCTCGGTAGCCGTGCCCTCGCGGTGCTCCAGCTCGCCGAGCATCCACTCGCGCATCTCCTGGACGCCGTAGGTCAGGCCACAGGTCCGGCAGGCGGCCAGCCCGTGCCCCGGTCGGGCGTAGAGCAGCCCCCCGCAGTCGCAGCGACCGGCGAACGTAGCCAAGGGTGGCCTGTCGATGCACTGGAAAGCGGCCCTCACATCGTCTGAGACCTCTTCGAACAGGTCCCCGGCCGCCGGATACCCCGCGACGCTCCACGGGTGCTCAGCGAGCCACCTAGCGGCCAGTACGGCGGTGCCCCTCGCGTCCGGGGTGTAGGGCACGACCCCGCCGGAGTGCTCCGCGACCGCCCGAGCCCATGAGCTGAGTCGGTCACGGAGCTGGGTGCGGACGTCGCTGGCCCGCTCGTTGAAGGGTGAGGGTGGCTCGAACGACTGGCCACCCCCGCCGCCGCGACCACCCACCCGGTCCTGCTTGGTAATGGTCACCTCGAGCTCCTCGACCAGGCTGGGCACGTAGCCGAGCCGGGTCACGAGCTTGGCCACGCACCCTCCACACAGTACCGCGCCGTCGGTGGGTCGGCTGTCGATCACACATTCGTCGTTGGTCACCTCGCCTCCCATCAGTCCGGGTCCGGCCAGGAGATCCAAGGCGGGTCCGCCTCGACCTTGATCGGTATGCCGTTCATTTCGGTCTCCATGCACCGAACCAGCTCGGCGGATGCCTCGTCGGCCTCGTCCTCGGGGACAAAGAGGATCAGCTCGTCGTGGATGGGCAGGAGGGTGCAGGTGCCCCAGCGGGTGTCCGCGAGCGCCACCAGGGCGTCCACGAGCAACTCGCGAGCGGAGCCCTGGATGATGTAGTTCGGTGCCTTGTGGGGCTCCCTGTCGTCCAGGTGGATGATCCGGCCCGCGTAGCTGCGGTACTGCTTCATTCCGCGCCTGACCTGCTGCTTGATGCCCTCGGCCCACTGGGCAGCGCCCGGAGCCAATGCCCGGAGCATCTCCTGGATGGCGGCGGCCTGGGCCTCGGGGATGCCGAGGGTCTTGGCGATCTTCGGTGGGGCCGCGCCGTAGAAGGTGGCGAACACCCCGTTCTTGGCCTTGCCCCGGTCGGCGTAGGTGGCCTCAGGACCCCACACCTCGTGGGCGATGGCCCAGTGCAGTCCGGCCTTGGTCCCGGGTGGTGCTGCGTCCTCCTCAGCGAGGTATCGGGCCATCTCGGTGCAGCCCGAGACCGCGGCGAACACCCGCAGCTCGACGCCGGAGAAGTCAGCCGCCACTCCGCGGTAGCCCTGGTCGGCCCGGATGCAGGCTCGAAAGCCTCCCACCTTGGGTACCTGTTGCAGGTTGGGTCGCACCGAGGACATCCGCCCGGTGTCGGCGGCCAGCGTGTAGACCGTGGGCCGGACCCGCCCGTCGCCCTCCCGCACCAGCTCCAGGTAGGGCTCTAGGAACGCGCTCACCGCCTTGGCGTGGTGGCGATAGTCGAGCACCGCGGCGGAGAGCACACCTGCGTCCCCGGTGGCCCGGAGCTCCTTGAGGACGTCCGAGGCCACCGAGGGCTTGCCAGTCGCGGTCTCCGGTAGGGCGGCCCCTAGCTCACGGAGCCGGTTGCCTACCTGCTGGGCCGAGCCGGGGTTCTCGATGCCGAACGCGCAGACCCGGGTGTGTGCCTCACGCTGGGCCGCGGTGTGCTTGGCGAGCAACTCCTCGATGTGTGGTCCGTCGAGCAGCAGTCCCCGGCTGGTCACCCGGGCGGTCATCCGCTGGGCCAGCCGCTCCCGTTCGAGCAGCGCCGGCTCCGGCCAGGGGAGGGCCAGGGCTAGTGCCGCGGTGTCCAGGACATCGCTCGCGGCGTAGCGGACCATCGTCTCGTGGCCGTAGCTCACGTGGCCCCAGCCGTTGTCCTCGTTCCAGCGGCCCGCCCGGAACAGGGTCTTGCGGGCCGCGTCGGCTGCCGGCGCCACGGACAGCTCACCGAGCAACGTGCCAGACAGGGCCTTGAGACCGGGGTCACTACCCGTTGACTGCGGGTCAGCCAACTTGGATGGGATCACGGTGTCGTACATCCGCTCCCAGGCTTCGTCAAGACGCATCGAGTACTCCAGCGTGTGCCAGTGGGACGAGGTCGGCTGTCGCCGAGTGGGCATGCAGCTTGGGTGCTGCGTCGAACGCGTCCCGGGCGACCGCGCGGTGCTCCGGGTTAGTGCCATCGAGCACGACCGCCTGAATGGCGTCGCCGAGCTGGATGGTCCGCAGCACGTGGGCACGGTGACCGACTGGCCACCCGTTGTGCTCGACGTCGACCGTCATGGCGCCGGACCGCGTGACCGCGTGAGTGATGAGGGAGGCCGCCTCAGCCAGGGTCACCGCCCGCACGTTGCCGGAGGGTCGGTCGACCAGAGCGGGTAGCTGGATGGCCGGACCGTTGGCCTCCTCCACCGCGGCGAGACGCTTCTCCTCGGACGCCACTCGGCGGGCCTCGGTCTGAGCCAGCTTCCGCTCGGCCTTCTCCTCGTCTGTGAGCCTCCTCTTCTTGATCTTGGTGGGAGGCGCCGAACCCCCCTCGGTTTCGTTTCCAGCAGGGGCACTGTTTCCTTGATCATCTTCGAGGCTGTCCCGCCTGGGCTGTCCTATAGACAGCCCCAGGGCGGGGACAACGGCGCCTGTGGCCTCAGGACAGTCGATCATGGGAACAGCGCCCGGGACAGCCTGACCAGCACAAACAGGCAAACTGTCCTGGCTGTCCTGGAGCTGTCCTGAGCTGTCCGGAACAGCTGTCCTGATCTTGGTTTTTGTTGATCTCTGGGACAGCTCCCAGGACAGCTCGTCAGTGCCCGAAACGGCACCATCTGGATCTTGTTCGAGGGCCACTACTGGATCTTGTTCGGGCCTCGATTTGCGCTCCCGGATGGCGGCGGCCCACTCGGTCGTGCCCGCCTTCGGGAGGGGCACCCCGCGGTCCCGGAGCCAGTCCTGGGCGGCTGGTCGGCCGGTGTGGTTAGGGCACCCCGAGCGGTCCAGCACGGCCACCACATCGTCTACCGGGGACACCCGGGGCGGGGCCATCGTCGGCATGACCCCATCGCCCAGTGACCCCTCAGCACGGTGAACCAGCACCCCGTCCTCTGTGGTCCGGGATAGCACCGTGTACCGAGCGTGACTGCCTGAGCGCTGCATGGCACAAGTCAGTTCGACCCGGACGGGAGTGAGCCTGCCTGGGGGCGGGTCGCCCGCCTTGAGCTCCCAGATCGTGTCGACGTCTCCCGACTTGGCACTGTTACCCCGGGCACCCTTCGTCACGTCCTTGCCCATGTGGTCCAGCCGGAGCACCGCTATACCCTTGCGCTTGAGCGGCTGGAGGGTGAGTCGATACATGGCCAGCCAGGGGCTGGAGTCGTTCTCGATTCCTGATATGTACCGACTGGCCGTGTCGAGTACGACCGCGTCCACCATGCCTATCTCCTGGGCGTAGTCCGCTACGAAGGTCAGGAACTGGTGTGTACCCTCCGGGGTGTCCAGGACGACGCTGGGGAAGCTCAGGTACGACTCCTCGATCTTGGCCGCGGTCTCGTCGTCACATCCGAGCTGGTCGATCCGAGTCCGGATGTCGTAGTAGCCGTTCTCCGCGTCGGCGTACAGGATGCGGAGACCCGCCCGGGTGGCCCTCACGACGAGGTCCAGCGCGAGCAGGGACTTCCCCGCCTTGGCCTCGGAGACCAGGGCCGCGAGTTCACCCCGCCGCAGTAGTCCATCTAGGACGTACTCGGGGACGGGGGGTAGCTCGCCACGCAGGGACCCCTTGGGCAGCAGCGCCCCCCACAGCGGGTTGCGCGCCACACGTGCGGCGTGTAGGTCGTCCATCGCCGTGTGGACCAGGTCATCGGAGAACGTGGGCATACCTAGCAGAGGGTCAGCTGTCGGAGCCGGGGCGGGCGCCTCGACCTGGATCATGTCCGACCAGGACAGCTCGGCCTCAGTCGGCCCTCCGGGGTTGTAGGGGGAGTCGAGTCCGGACTGAGCCCCGCTGGAGTTGATCGTTCCCCAGTCGGTGTCGTCGAGCGGCCCGATGACGTCGGAATCCTGACAGAGCTGGGCTACGTAGTTGCGGACCTCGTCGTAATCCCAGGTGGTGCCGTCGTAGTCGTTCATGGCCCGGCAGTACTGCCCGACGAGGAAGCACAGCCTGTTCAGCTCGTCGTTGAAGCCTCCGTTGACCGACTCTTCGAGGATGGCCAGTTGTTCGCGAACGCGGTGCTCGCACTGCTCGACGGTGCCCGAGCCGGCAGGGGCCGGGGAGAACGCCTCTGGCCGGCGCTCGGCTGCCTTGGCCCTCTTGTTGGCCTTGTCCTCGGCCCTGAGCGCCTCTACGACGTCGGCCGGGTACTCGGGTAGGTCAGCGAGCGAGGCCGGCAGAGAGCCCTCCAGGGCGTAGGCGCCGCCCCCGACGACCGTCGACCCCGGACCGAAGACATGACCGCCCAGCCCCCGCACGTCAACGCCCAAGGTCTTGAAGCAGGCGTTGCCCACAGGCTCGCCGGTCGGCGCACGGAAGTAGTGGTGTTCGCCGTTCGATCGCGACCGAACACCGAACGGGCTCGTGGGCAGCCCGCGGCCGTGCCAGAGCTTGACGCCGTCGATGTTGTCCTTGCGGTCCAGGTCGACGACGACCACACCGGACCGTCCACAGTCAACCCCATAGGCCCCGGCTGCAGCTATCTCTCCGGCGGTGGCCGCGGTCATCTGGTATTGGTCCCAGGATCCGGGGTAGCTGGGCCTCTTCTTGCCCTTCTCGTCGAGATCGATGCGGACGGGGAACACGATGGCCCCGGCCACGACGAGGCGGATGGCGTGGTCGACGGGTGACGGGCTGGCCTCAGGCATGCAGAAGTCCCCTCCTAGAAGGGTTGGTAAGTGAGGGGGTTGACTTGCACGCAGACTGCGTGTAGGTTATGGGTTATGACAAACACCGAGTTCGCCCAGATGCTCAAGACCACCGACTATGACACCCGGCACGTTTACTACGCAACCGACTGGAAGAGGCCCTTCGAGTTCACTCCGGAGCAGGTAAAGATGCTGGGCCGGTACAACGAGTGGGGCGTGCTGCCGGAATGAGTGGGCCGATAGTCCGGGGTAGCAGGCTTGACCTCTACCCCGGCGGCGGGGACGTCGAGATCTGCATCACCGGGGCGCCGGGCTCGCTGTCGTTCCGGTGTGGCCGGGAGAAGACAGAGTTTCTTCGTGACCGGCTTACCTGGATCCTGGAACAGCCCGAACTGTGGCAACCCCACGGGGAGCAGGGACAATGAACGAACTGATGACCATCGACGAGATCACCGAGCACTTCGGGATCACACCCGCCAGCGCCCGCCGCCTGCTCTCCGACCACGGCATCCGGCAGGTGCGGGGCTACCCGACCCACCAGGTGCTGGCGATTACCCGCCCGGGAAAGGGCGCCCGTACCGACCTGAAGGGCTCAGACGTGATCACCGACCGCGACATCCGCGACCAGGTCAGGCAGGCAACCGACGCCAGTGAGGGCATCTACGACGTGGACGCCATCGTGCGCCGGATCGTCAGCACCTACGGTCGGGTGTCCATCGAGGGCATCGACACCTACGAGTTCTGGACGCTGGTCATGGCCCACAACACGGACTAGGCCGCGAGCTGCCGGGCGGCGTTGCTGACCCACCTGTGTACGCGATGACGAGCAATGCCTACCCGGCGAGCTGTTCGCCACTCGAGGCGAGCTCCCCGGCTGAATAACCAACCAGGCAGCAGCGCCACGCCGTCACACTTCAGCAGCTCGGGTAGGTCGCGGCGGAGGTAGTCGGCCCAGGACCAGTCGTCGTGCTCGCCGAGAGTGGACGGGTCGGTCACCTCGTAGCCGGACTCGACGAGCCGGGCCGCTGCCGCGCGGAAGGCCGGGAAGTTGTGCTCGGGCAGGCCGGTCATCGGGCCGGCGATGTAGATGCGGGTCACCAGTGCCCTCGTTTTCCACGGAGTTGGTCTAGAGAGCTTTCGGGCTCCTCGTTCGGCCAGTCCGCGGTGCTCGGCTCGGCGCCGTTGATGTCGTCCCACTCGGTGCTCTCGAAGTACATGAGGGCGAAGGCGTTGAACACGACCCCGGCGAGGTGGTCCTCTTCTCGGTCGCCGAGCCGGTAGGCCTCGATGTGGCGCATGAGCGAGGCCAGGAAGCGACTCGCGGGCATCCCCTTGGTCCAGTTGTTGTCGTCGTACTTCTCGGCACCCCTGGCCATCAGCTCGGCGAGGCGCTTCAGCGGTCCGGCCGGGATCAGGTCGTAGCGGGGCTTGCCCGTCTGGGTGTCCCGCTTGGCGCCGGAGTCGAACTCCTCCCGCTGGCCTGAGTCCTTGGTGACGAACTCCCTGTCCAAGGACGTCCAGGCGTAGTGCCCGGGGTTGTCGGTCATGCGCTGTCCTTAGTGCTCAGTGGGTCGGGTAGCCCGCAATCCCAGACGGCGGCGTAGAGGGCGTGGCGAGCGGCGTCCCGGGCGTGGGGTAGGCCGCGGGTAGGTGCGAGCAGGCCGGCCGCTTCGAGCCGCTTGTCGGTGGCCCAGTGCTTGACCTGACTGGCCGACCTCGTCACGACGGTTACGCGCGCCTTCTGACAGAGCGCGGTGACGGCGCCGATGATGTTCCGGGCCTGCTCCCCCGCGCCGGCTGTCTTGGACCGACCGGCCCGACGGGACACCACGAAGCGCTCCATGGCGACGAGGGTCAGCTTCGGACCAACCAACTCTGAGGACAACACCTCCATCACGTCAGCTCCGTGCGCAAACTGGAAGGGCCCGGTGACGAACGGTCGTCGCGAAGTGAAGTGCAGCACAATCACCCCTGTAGTCCCGCCTGGGTCGATGCCGAGTATGCGGATCACTTGCGTCTCCCCAGCCAGCCCTTGGCCCACTGCGTGACGTACCAGCCGGCGTAGGACCCGCTCATGACCAGGGCTGCTCCGAGCAGCATTGAGCCAACCTCGCCTATCATCGTTTGCTCCTGTTGCGCTTAGGTACCAGCTTCATGACCGCTAACCCCGCGAACACGAGGGTCGTGCCTGCGACGATCAGCCACAGGGACTCGAAACCTGTAAATGCCAGGCCGGCGCCGGTTCCCGTGGTGAGCTTTCCATACATGTCGTAACCCCGCTCTGGTTTACAGATGAGACCACTTAGCCTCACGCTTGAATATGATCTGCGTAACGCTGGCCACGAACACGCCCATCTGGAACAGGTCGTAAACCATTTCGACAATCATCAAGAAGGCCAGAGCTTTAGGCCCCCACCCTTTGACCGTGCTCACTCTCTCCACGACGAACACCAGCCCGACGACCGACCAAAAAGGACTGGCCGTGAGCGGCAGGTCAAGCAGAACAAAGGTAATCAGCGACATACCGAGGTAGAGCACCATCGCGGTCACACCAACAGCCATACCCAGTTGCTGTGCGAAGTAAGGTCTGGTGACTTTGTTGAAGCCATACTGCCTGATGTTCTCCAGCGCGCCCCGTTGCCAGCGGATTCTTTGCTTCCACAACGCGCGCCACGTAGGCATGAGTTCCGTACGCACGCCACACTCGGCCGGACTCGCGAGCCGGAGACCCAGCGTCTTCAGCGCCAAGGTCAGCTCGTTGTCCTCGGTCAAGGCGGACGTGTCGTAGACGCCGTCACCTGTTGGCAACGCGCCACTCTGCCGCGCCTGACTGACCGCCTGGAGTGTGGCGCTGGTGAACATGGAGGCCGTACCGGATAGCACCATCACGTGAGGCTTGCGTGACAGATCTCGGGCGTAGCGCATGTACTCGTTGCGTTGGAGCATCCCCAGCAGACCGTGCCCCGCCTCGCCCCTGAACACCCCGCCGACAGCGTCAAAGCCCTTGGCTAGGTAGGACTGCCCGGTGGCGATGAAACCCTCGTCTAGGACGCTGTCCGCGTCTTGCACCAGGACCACGTCGTCGAGTGCCAGTTGGGGTAGCAGCCAAGCGAGAGCCTGGTTAAGCGCCCCCGCTTTCTTGTGCGTGTTGTCAACGGTCGCGAACACTTGCGCGCCATTGGCTCGTGCTATATCGGCAGTGTCGTCGGTGCAGTTGTCCGCTACGACTACGACCTTGTCCGGGACAACAGACTGTGCCGCCAGTCCGCTAATCGCGTTGGTTATGTTGCGTGCTTCGTTATGGGCAGGTACTAACGCGATTAGCAAGGTTACTCCTACGGGATCAGGTTTTCTCTGTCCTACGGTCGATAGCTTCTATCCACGCAACAGCGACGGCCGCAACCTGGACCAGCTCGGCGCGAAGCTTGGCGGGGTCGGACTCGGCGAGAGCCTCGTAGACCTCTTCGAGGAGGATGCCATCCCAGGCAAGAGGCCAGTCCCCCCGGTGGTCGTTGTCGTGGCGGTGATCGTCCGCGTTACGGCTGTAGTACTGGCGCAACCGATCTGCGTTCGGACCACCGATGTCCGGGTGGTTCTGCTCGCCGAACCTCTTGTCCTGATTTAGTCGCTCGGTGGCCACCTCGTCGAAGACGCCTAGCGTGTCTTCAGTGCCCCATAGGGCTTCGGCCGTATTGGTTCGGACGACATCGAGATCCTTCGTCATTTCTTCCCCTGCTGGGTAACGGACTCGCCACCGAGTAGCTCGGCCACGATCCGGGGGTCCTGGACTAGGTCGGCCAGTTGTCCCGCCTTCTCGCGGAGCATGGTGCGGACCCGGCTGTCGATCGTGTTGGACGCGACGATGTCGATGATCTCGATGCACTCGTGGTGCTCGGCGCCGATCCGGTGCAGCCGGTCCTCGCCCTGGAGAGCGTCCACAAGGGACCAAGGCCGCTGAAGGAAGACGGCCGTGCTCGCCGCGGTGAGGGTGATGCCCACTCCCCCGGCTTGGGTCGTGACGCAGATGACGTCGAGCCCGCCCGCCTGGAAGCTGTCCACTGTGGCCGTGCGTGCCTTGGGCGACTGGCCGCCGACGATGTAGCCGACCCGGTAACCCGCCGCGGTGGCCGCCTGCCCAGCCAGCATGATGAGCTGCTTGGACGGCGCGAACACGACCGTTTGCTTGGCGGGCCGCTCCTCCAGCACCTCAAGCAGAGCGTCGACCTTCCAGCTAGGGGCCTTCAGTTCGACGTGATAGTGCGGCTTCTGGAGCCCTGTCGGAACTCCCTGCTCGTCCAGCTCTGGCGTGTAGGTGACCTCGACGTCGGCCGCCGCGCTGGCGATCAGGGACAGTTGCCCCATGACCGTGAGGATCAGACCGGCGCCGAGCTCCTGGCCGTCTGGCATCCTAGCGAACATGTCCCGCTCAAGGTCGTCGTACGCCTTGCGGTACCCGGCGGGCAGCTCGACCTCTCGGGTGCTGTACACCTTGGGGGGCAACTGGTCTAGCACGTCCGCCTTAGCCACCCGCCGGTGTTGGCCGAGCAGCGCGGTACGGAACTCCGGCTCCCGGTCCGGGTCGAGCCCAAGGATCTTGTCCGAGTAGTCTCCGGGCACGGTCTCGCAGTAGCGGTTGACCCAGCGTTCCCGAGCGGGCCAGGCGTCGCCGTCGAGCGCTACCAGGGTGGGCCAGAGGTCGCTCGGGTTGTGGGTGATGGGCGTACCGGACAGCGCGACCACGGTGCCCGCCTTGCTCGCCAGCCGTCGAACGTGGGTGGACCGCTTCGAGTTGGGGTTCTTGATCAGGTGGCACTCGTCGAGCACGAGGCTGGCTGGTGCCATCTTGAGCAGCGGGCCGGGCTTGGCGACGGTGCCGATGTCGCGGGTGGCCGTGTCATAGCTGACCACGTACACGTCAGCAGCGCCGCTCAGTTGCCGCCTGCGATCCGGAGTGCCCCGCCACGCCACCGTGCGCAGGTGCGGGGCCCAGGCCTGCCAGGCGCGCACCCAGGGGTCCATGACGGACGCTGGGCAGATGACGACGACGGGGAAGGTGGAGGTCATGCCGCCACCAGACCCGACAGCGCCCGGGTGAACGTTCCGCCCCCGACGGCGTAGAGCCGCTCCACGGAGGGCGCGGTGTTGGTGCCCTTGGAAAGGGACTTCTTGGCTGCGTTCTGCCAGACACAGACCGGACCAGCGGGCGCGTCGTACTCGCTGATAAGCACCGTGGCACCAGCAATGGCCCAGTCGACTACCCTGTCCCAGAACCCCCCGTGGTCGAACGCATCGATGCCTGTGTACTTCGTGGTGCCGGCATACGGAGGGTCGCAGTAGATGAGGGCGCCCGGCTCGGGGTCTATATCCGCGTAACTCCGGAGGGCCAGCCGGGCGCCTCCCTCGCGCATAGCCGCCGTCTTACGCAGGGCACCACGCAGGGCCGCTCCACAGTAGTCGTCCCCCCGGGACGTGGCGTAGCCACCGAACCACTTCCCGCCGAACGAACAACCAAACCCGACGAAGCCACGAAGCGCCGACGGCTCAGCCGACTTCAGCTCTGCGTACTCCTCACGGGACACGGCTTCGGGGGGCTGCCAGCCGTCAAGGAGGGCCTGCCACATCAGCATCAGGTCAGGGTGCACATCGGACGCGAAGGGGCGGGGAACCTTCGGGGCCACCAGCTCGAACACCGAGCCCCCACCGAGGAACGGCTCGTAGTAGGCGGTGGCCGTCGAGGCGTACGCATTGATGATCTCAGCGAGGTGCTTGGCCTGTCGGCTCTTGCCGCCCATGTAGCGCATATTTGCCTCTGTCCCTTCAGGAAGTTGAGGCCCGTTCGAGCAGGCCAAGGATCGTGGTGATGGTCTTGCCGGTCCCGGGCTCGTCGGTGATGAGGCATGACCCCTGGACCGCGATCATCTGGGCGCCGTCCACCTGGTAGGGGCGGGGCACCAAGCCGTCGGGCAGCGAGATCGTGAGGGGGGCCGACTCGAACGAGCGCCGCTGGACCTGGTCGAGGATCCACGCCTTGAGCCGGGGGCCGGGGTGCCAGGAGGAACCGAACGTCATGGCCAACTGAACGCACAGCGCCCAGGAGACGGGGAAGCTGATGCCGCCCTTGGGCTCGGTGGGCTTCGGCGTAGGGGTGAGCAGGCCGAGTTGCCGGCCGACCCGCTCGACATCGTCGGCGAACATCCCCGCGGCCATGAGCACGACCCGGCGTCCGTCTTCGGTCAGCTCCCCGTGGATAGGTACTGACCTCACAACAACCCCAGCTCTCCGGCCAGGTACCGGATGGCGTGTTCGGCCTGCTGAGGGACGACGCCGTTGCCGACGAGCTTCAGTTGCTCGTTGATCGACAGTCCGGGTACGCCGGTGATGTGTCCTTCGGGCAGGCCCATCAGCCATTCTCCGAACGCCGGGGCCACCTTCACGCCACCGCGTGGACCGAGCACCGAGGGAGCCGGGGTCGGACGACCTAGGCGGCGTTCCCATCGGCGGATGGCGGGTTCGAACTCTTGCCAGTCAATCGGTTCACGATCGTAGGCAGCATCGGATCCCCGCTCGACCCCCGCTGGTTCGGTCCGCCCTTCTCCCCGTCCGAGGCTCTCGGCGTCGGGAACAAGGACATCGCGTACACCTCGTCCTCCAGCGTCGGTCCGTGTCCGCCCGCTTTCCGCTTGTCCGGGTGCTGGGGTCCCCCGTTCGATCCGAGGTTCGAGGTCGGAGTCTTGAGCAGTCGCAACGACGTAGAGGCGGGACCGTTGGTGAGGGGCGCCAACGTCGGAAGCGCGAACAACAGACCACGCGACGTCGTACCCGAGGGCGGCAAGGTCCGCGAGAACGACTTCGAAGCCTTTCCGGAGGTGGGAGGCGACGTTTTCCAGGAGTACGACTCGGGGTCGAAGTACGCCAACGGCGGTGGCGATCCAGGGCCAGAGGTGTCGGGGGTCATCGGTGCCCTTTCGGAGTCCGGCGTTGCTGAAGGGCTGGCAGGGGTAGCCGGCCGTGAGGATGTCAACGGGCTCGACGGTTGCCCAGTTGATGACCTTGAGGTCGCCGAGGTTCGGGACGTCGGGGTGGTGGTGGGCCAGGAGGGCGATCGGTCCGGGGTCGATGTCGGACACCCAAGCCAGCCCGCCGCCGAAGATGGTCTGTGCGGCCATGTCGAGTCCGCCGTAGCCTGTACACAGTGAGCCGTGCTTCACGGCTACTCCTTCTCTCGTAGTGTGGACAGCGCGAAGGCCCCAACCGTCCGACGTGGACAGCGGGGGCCTTCGCGCTAGGGCCGGGTTGGTCAGGCCGCCTTGCCGAGTGCCTTCAGGTACACCGCGAACTGCTCGTCGGTGAGTCCCTCGGGCCGCTCCGGACCTGCCGCCGGGGCCGCGGGTGCGGTGACCGGAGCAGCCCGTGTGTAGACGACGTCGTCCCCTGGGGAGGCCACACTCGGCGCCTTGTCGTGGCTGTACGTCACTGGTTGGTTCGGACGGACGTACGTGACCTTGCGGATCTTCGCCGCGTTGGCCGCCGGCCTGCTCGGGTTTTTCCGGTCCTCGGTGTAGCTGACCGTGATGGTCGCGCCCACCTCGAAGCCGGTCTTCATCAGCTCGCGGGGAACACCAGCCGCGGTGGCCGCCCGATTGAGCTCGGTGATGTCCTTGCCCCGGGCGAACCAGGTAGCGCGGCCGTCGGGGTGACGCTCGCTGACTGGCACGTCCAGGCCGACGAACACCAAGGGCACGGGCTTGCCGTCGTCGTAGAACTTCGGCTGCTTGGTCTCGTAGTCGAGGTCCTGCTTGGCGAAGACCGGCTGGGCCAGTGTGCCCGTGAACGTGGTGACCGGCTTGTCGTCGGGGCTGAACAGACCGGGGCCGTAGCCACCGTTCCCCACGAGGTCGCCGAGGTCGATGCTCACGGACGCTGCCGGCTCTGCGACGGGTGCGGCCGGGGCAACCGGAAGGTCAGTACTGCCGGCCTGCGTGGTGCCCTGCTGAGCAGCGAACTGCTGGAGAAGGGCAAGCAGGGCCGGGTCTTGGATGTTCGGTGTGGTCAACGTGTGTCTCGTTTCGTTGTGTGTACATGAAAAGGCCCGCCGTCCATGAGGGGATCGACGGGTCGTATTGAGGTGCGGGGGCTAGTCCCAGGTGATTGTGAGGACCCCGGACTCCTTGTCCCACTGGACAGATGTCGGGTTGTCCCCCGGCCCTGCCCCCTGATAGGTGAGATCTTGTACGGCCTCCAGCCGGTCCCGTAGATCCCTGAGGTCGGCATCGGGCATCAGCCAGGACATGTTGCCATTGATGAAGCTCACGGTCGTACGCCTTTCATGCCGGGGCATCCGGGGTCACACCATCAGCCGCTTGTGGACGGCTGGTTCTCCGGGGACGCCCGTTCTGGTAGGCCCGGATCTCGTCGCGGTGCTCGGAGTAGTACTGCCGCTGGTACTCCAGGGCTTCGGGCCGACGGCGCTGATAGCTAGCCCGAGCGGACGCCCGCTTGCAGACCGGGCACACCCGCCTACGGCCTTCCTTGTGCTCGACCTGGACCAGCGGGTGTCCCGCCTTGCAGTGGGTCTTCGTAGCGACGACACCGCGAGCCATGTTCTCGGCCTGCGTCACGGGCTCCAGGTGGTACGGGTTGGCGCAGTTCCGTGTCCTACACAGGTGGTCGAGCACCAAGCCCTCAGGTATCGGGCCAAGGTGGTACTCGTAGGACCAGCGGTGGACGTAGACGTGCCTCCCCTGGACGCTGAACCGGGCGTACCCCGCGCGGTCCGTTTGCCCGCTCCACAGCCAGCACCCTGACTCCTCCAACACTAGAGAGGCCAAGAGCCTTTCCAGGGCAGTCAGGCGGCGCCTGGGTTTCGTAGCTTCGTTCCCGGACAACCAGGCCCCCCATCGACTGCTTGTGGACGAAAAATCGGGCACCAGATGCAGTCAGCGTCCGATGGCGTCGCCTTCACCTGGTTGATGGTGAGCTGGCCGGCGGCGACCATCTTGGCCAACGCCTCGCGCTCGGGGGTCTTCTTGAACACCCAGGCCAGCTCTTCGTCATCTTCCTCGAACGGGGCTTCCCAGACGTACAGGGCGTCGAGGCTGGACTTCGTGCGCGGCCAGCTGGCGATGACGATCCGCTCGACAGGCAGTCCGAGCACGCGGAAGCCCAGCCCATACAACTTGAGCTGAACCCGATAGTGCAGAGGCGGGCCGTACTTGATGAGCTTGGCGCGGGATGTGTCTCCCTGCCCCTTGTGGTCTACGACCGAGCGGGTCTGTACGTCGTAGAGGTCTCCGGTGCCGTCGTTGCTCAGCGGCTTGGGTGTGACGCGGAACTCGGTTAGCCACCGCGCGACCCCCGACCGGGTGTTGTCAGCCGAGAAGGCGTCGGCGAGCCAGATGTGCATTGCGGTGCCCATGATGGACGCCCAGGGGTCGAGCACGTGGTTGGTACCCGGTACGTTCGCCATCTTCGCGACGACCTGACGATCGCATTCGTGGCCCAACTCCGACGGCCCGAGGTGGCGCTGTAGCGAACGGGGCGCCTGGGAGGCGTGCTCGACGACGACCCTGCGCAAGGTGTTGATCGCGTAGTCGGAAGCCCAGGCCGTGTTCCCGGAGAGGGGCCTAGCCTTCCGCGCGGCCATGACCTCACCCAAATCTAGGTCGGTCACTCCGGAAGGACTTCGGTGTAGGGCGGATTGCGTTTGAGGGTCTCCCATGGCCACGACAAATGGGCCTGTGTTTCGTAAAGGTTGGTACCGATCTTGACCCAGTCCCACTGCCCGGCCACGCGCTGAGCGATGTCACCCACCCCGTCTCGCACCATGGTCACGTGCGCCGGGGGCTCCTCGCTGCCGTCACCCGTCCACGGCTCGCGGGGCTTCTGCGCCTCGGCGGCCGGCGTACCCGGCACAGCACCGGCAGGCTCCCACCCGACGACTTCGTGATCCAGGTAGTAGACGGCAGCAGTGTTCGGCATGACGGTCTGCCAGTGCTGCGAGTCGTCCACGTCAGACTTGACAACCAACTCGGTGTTCGGGCCCAGTCGGAGCGTGCCTACGGGGTACTTGCTCGGGTCGTCTGCGGGCTCGACCAGTTTTAGGGCGCCGGCCGAAATCAGGGTGTCCCCGGACTGGCCGAGGGTGCGGACCTGGAAGACGCCGGGCCGGTACTCATCGACAATCGTTCCCTCTTCCACTGCGGGGATGCGGACCGTGTCACCTATCTTCAGTCTCGTCATGGCTTGTCCTTCGGTGTCTCAAGTAGGCGGATGTGGTCGGCGGCGCGGAGGGTCTCGGACACCAGGTACAGGCCGTACTCGCGGGGTAGGGGCGGAGCGCAACCCCGGGCCCTCAGCGCGGCGTAGACCTGCTCGGCGTGAGGGTGGGAGCCGGTCACGAAGCCTCGAAGTAGTCGTCCGTCTCCCGGTAGCCTTGGTTGACTAGGGACCAGTACTCGGCTTCCTCCTCGGGCATCTCACGGAAGGGATCGTCGTCCGTCGGGAGCACGTCGTGCATGTCCTCGCCGTCGCTCTCGGCGATACGGGCAGCCTCTTCGGTGTACGCCTGCTCGAACTCCGGGTCCTTCATGTCCACCCGGAAGTCGTCCCAGTACCGCGAGGACGCGCTGCCCAGGTTCTTGCTGGCCACCAGGCAAGACACGAAGGCGTAGCCGTAGCCCGTGACGAACCCGACGGCCGCCGCTACGAGGGTGCGCTTGGTCATGACTCTTTCAACTCCCAGTGCCCTGATGGCTCGGTGAATCGTGCGTAGGTGAGCGGGTCCGCTTCCTTGAACTTCCTCTGCTGGAACGCCATGCCGCCCTTCCAACGCAACCGCAGCGGCACGTCCCCTTGCAGGGTGATGTCCTCAGCCTCCGGAGCCGTGTTGACGAGCTCGACCTTGAGTGCGTCCTTGACCTCTTGCAGGTCCCGGACTGCGTCGTCGGCGGCAGGCTTCAGTACGGCGTACCTGGCGGCCAGCTTGGCGAGGCGGCTACCGGGCGGGGCGGGGATCAGCGCGCGGGGCGGCGGTTCGGGGGCGGTCATTCGAAGGGGTTCCATGGCTTCTGTACCTCGGCGGCCGGCGTACCCTCCACGGGGGCGAGCTTCTCCCAACGGGTGACCTCTTCGTCCGAGTACCGGATCGCAAACCGGACGGACATCCAAGGGCGGGGGTCGTCACTCTTGTCATACCCCTTGACGACGGGCGAGGTGAGGGGTCCACGGCGTACTGTCCCAAGGAGGTCCTTGCTCGGGTCGTCGGCGCGTTCGATCACCTCGATGGTCAGGTTGCTCAGGAGGTTGTCCCGCGACGGGACGTTCACCTTTCCGAACACATCCGCCGTGTAGTCGTAGGTCACCCGGAGCTTGTCGCCCGGGGTGTACTTGGGCAGGTCTCGGCTGAATGCGGTCATGGCTTGTCCTTCGTCTCGTGGCAGGTGCAGGAGCAGACCTTGCCGGGCTTGGTGAAGAAGTAGCGACAGCGTTCGTGCCCCCCAGCGGCTCCGCTCTCGCAGTGGCCGGACCGCTGGGACCGGATGAGCCGCTTCGGGATCACCGCTGCCGCCAGTCCTCAAGGACGTCAATCATCTCGTGTTCAAGAGTGACCGCAGCGAACCTCATGGAGCACCTGCCAACGCCCCCGCACGCACTACGGTCGGGGTGCTGCTTGTCGTGCTCGTTCTCAAGCGTGGCCCAGCGGGAGGCGGCCCGATCGAACGCACTTCCATACGCGCTCACGGCGCCGCTACCTCCACCATGTCGCCGTGCCCCAGTAGGTAGTCGATGTTGTGGAGGTCCATCCTGGACAGGAACCAGTCGTCGAGGTGCGCTACCTGAGCGACCTCAACGAGGGACAGCTCGGCGTCGACCCGCCACATCAGCTCGGGGAGCTGCCACTGTGAGTAGTACGTGACGCCGTTCATCGCCTGGACGCCTTGCGTCGCTCGGGCGGGGTGGCGGCGTTTCGGGCTTCGGCTTCCTCGCGCTTGAGCTCCCGCTGGATACGAGCGGCGCCCCTGCGCTGACGGCCGTGGAGTCGGTTGGACATGTCAGCTTCCGATCTTCGAGGGGGAGGCGGCGTAGCGTTCGGCGAGGCGGATGTCCTGGACGGAGGAGCAGAGCGCGGACACCACGCGGAGGTCGCTTGAGGGGTGACGGTCCATGACCTGGTTGAGGATCGCAGCGGCTTGCGCTAAGTCGGCGTGGTCCTGCTTAGAGAAGGTCATGATTGCGCCGCCAGGTGGGCGTGACGGGCACGCAGGGTGGCAAGCTTCTCGTCCATCAGCTCGGCTCGTCGCTCGGAGGTGTAGACGCCGCAGTACATCTCGCGCTCGTCGGCTGGCCAGTTCTCGATCCGGTAGCCGCTGACGTCGGGGATCTCGAAGTCTTCCATCAGATCCTCCGGTCCCAGCTCGGTGCGAAGTCGCTCGTCGATGCGGATGTGTAGCCACCGGCCGCTGCCTTCTGACGGGCCCGCTCAGCCGCTGCGTCCACGGCGTCGATGTAGCGGGTGGTCTCGGCGAGCACGAACCGGTCATCACCTTGGAAGGAGAACTGAGCGCAACCGTTGACGACGACCCTCTTGAACTCGTTGCGGGAGGCGGGGTACTCGTCGAACATGTTGGTCTCGCGACTAACGGCGCCGGCTGATTCGATGGTGATGGTGCGTCCGTGGTACAGAGTGACTGAGGTCATGGCGTGCTCGATTCGTTTGGTGCTGTGGCTGTAGTCCGCCCGCCGGAATCGAACCGGGTTGCATCCAAAGATCGGACGCGGCTGCCTAGCCGAGCGGGTAAAGCTTGCGGGCGATATTCGATGCGTCAACCCGCTGCGCTGCCCTTACGGGCTATGAGGTACGAGGCAGCGTCCATCCCGGGTCCGAGCCGGCGAGGCTGATAGCTGTGACGCGAAGCCGTCCTACGTGGACGGAAAGTTTAGAGAGCGACGGGACGGACAAGGAGCGCTACTGCGGCGCGAGTTTCCGCGTCCATCGGCGGTGCGCTCTGGCCTATCTCCCAGGCTCGCCGGGCGCTATCCGGAGACAGCGACAGCCAGGCGGGGGGTACGGGCATCGAGTCCGTCCCGTCGCGGGTCATCAGAGTTCGCCTTCTCCGCGGCAGGTGACGCAACTGGTTTCGACGTTGCGGCGGTCGCGGCGGGTCCAGCGGAGGCCTCGGCCATGGCAAGTACCACAGGGGTCCTTGGCGGCTGGGGCGTCGAGTAGGTGGGTGTCGGGGTTGTTGGTCGTGATGTTGGAGAGGATCAGGAAGATCTCTGCTGGGTCTACCCCGGCCACCGACCAGGCGTTGTACTCCTCGGTGGTGGTGGGGAGGGTTTGTGTCGGTGCCATGTACAGAGCATGCGCTCAAGTTAGCGCTCTTGTCAACATTGGACGGTCAACTTTGTCGCTCAAAGCGCTAACTTTGACCTTGTGTGTACATCATTTACACACAGAGCGTTCGACCATACGGGTGATGGGGGCAGCATCCGCCCAGCGTGAGGAGGTAAAGTGACGCCTCATGGCACGGAAGCGGAAGTCGCGGGCAGAGTGGATCCGTGAACGCATGCAGGAACTTCAGCTCACTCAGGTCGAGGTGCTGAAGACGACGGGGCTGGCGCGGCAGACGTTCAAGCGCATCGAGCGGGGAGAGGGCACCCACCCCCGGAGCATCCGCAACGTCGAGGCAGCGCTCAACTGGACGCTAGGTTCCATAGGCGCCATCGACGAGGGCCACGCGCCTGTGGTAGTGGACACCGACGCCGTCCTGGCTCGGCCACTACCAGGTCCCCGCTCGCGCCCGGAGACTGACGACCTGTCGGCGATGCTCCGTGTGATCAGGCAGCGCATGGGGCCCGCCGCGTTCTGGCGGGAGGTCGGCGTCATGGAGGGGGAGGAGTCAACGGAGCGTGATAGGATGGTCAAATAGTCCTACCGGGACTTCCCCTTGAGGGGGCACTCATGTCCATCCGGACCCGTAAGGCTCTCGTGGCCGTCGTCGCCATCGTTCCAGGTGCCGGCGCGCTGTCCCTCTTCTACCTAGCCGCCATCGCCCAGGCCCCCGGCGACCGGCACAGGCTGTTCGGCTACGCGCTCCTGTGCGTACTCGTAGTAGTCATCTGTGGCCCGATGATGTGGATCTACCACCTGATGTGTGTCCACCTTGACCTCCACGACGAGGCGGCCGACGACATAGCCGACCTCCGCTGCACCCTCCGCCGCCTGGAGGACAACCTCGAGGATCTCGCCTACGCCCAGGCTGGGTACGTTCCTCCCGGTGCCCTGCTTCCTCCCCCGCCGAGACTCCGCGTGGTACCTACACCGGCCGCGGAATGATGATCTCAATCGACTCAGGGTCGAAGCCATGGAGACTGGACGCGGTGGGCAGTACTGTCACCTGGGCCACTCTCTCCAGGATGGCTCGTCTCCGTTCGAGCGAATAGCCTCCGACGCGTTCCGGGCCCTCGCCGAACCACGCGTGGGCGATGTTGTCCGCCGTGAGCAGGGAGCCCACCGGATCGCCGTCCGCTGAGTGCGCGAGTGCGGCGCGGATCTCGACAAGGCGGGCGTTCCCCGCGCGTGAGCCGGCCTCCAGTTCGTCGTCGGATATCTTCCCCAGGACGTGCCTCTCCGCCTGGGTACGGAGACGCTGCTTGAGGTCCAGCTCCTCGGCACGGAGGGACCTCAGGTCCACAGCGGCGCGGGGCGAGAGGAACAGATCCCGATGCTTGTCGAGGAACGAAACGACCGTCCACTCCACGTAGGCATCGAGAGGTGCTGCCTGCCGCTTCACGTGCACCACCCCGTTAGCTGTCGCACCCGGCCACCGGCGAGGCACCTGGCAGTAGTACCTCTGCTGCGAACCCTGTACCGCCAGCGATGCACGCAGGCACCCGCCGCAGCGGTAGAGCGAGGTACCCAGCCACCGGGGCGGGGCTCCACCCGAAGTCTTACGGGACGGGTCTCCGAGGATGGCGTGGACAGCGTCCCAGGGGAGGTCGGGGAAGAGCCGTGGGTTGGAGGCCCGAAGCATGACGGACTTGACGCTACCCGGCGCCCACACGTTCCCCCGCGGAGTACGAACCCCCGCCGCGTTCCAGTCGCGCGCCACCCGATACAGCTTCCCGGTGGCGAGGATCTCGTCGACCCCAGCCTCGAGCCAGGGGCGCTCGGACGTCCGGACAGTACGCCCGTCTGGTTCCACTCCGAAGACCCTCGGGCCCCCCGTGAACTCTCCGCGCTCCTGCTTCCTGGCCATCCCGTCCTTCACTCGGCGCGACGTGTCCCTGGAGGACTTGTTGGCCATAGCGACCATGACACGGGCCATCGTGATCTCGCTGTCCGTGCCCCCGTCGGTGAGGGTGAGAGAGCCGCTGAGGGAGCGCGCGTTGAGGCGTCTCCCCTCGACGATGTCCACGAAGTCCTCGAGCTCGCGAGGGTCGCGCCAGCCGCGGTCTAGATCCTCGGCGAGGATCGCGGTCACCGTGCCGGCCATCATGGCTTCGAGGATGCTGCGTAGCCCCGGCTGGTACACACGCTCGCCCACGGTGCCGTCAGGGAGTATACACTTCCGCCGCTTGAACGCCGATGCGGGCTTGGGGTTGCCCTTCTTGTCGACGTCGTTCTCGACGACCACCCGACGGACCTGCCAGCCGAGCCGGTCCGCGGCCTCCCGGAGCTTGACCTCGCGCTCACCGAACGAGTCCCTGTCGTCTTTACGAAAGTCGCTCAGCCGAAGGTACAGGTCGGCCACGACGACGGGACTTGCGTGCAGGTCCATAGGGTGTACTGTAGCAGACACAACCCGCAAACCGGCTGGGCGATCTGGGGGTTGTGTCCGCCCAATTGGACAAGACCTGGAGGTACCAGTGAAGCTCTTACCCATGGCACTCGTCACACTAGCTACAGCGGCCGGTCTGTCAGCATCGGCCGTCTCAACGGCGACCCAGGCTGACGCCGCCCCCCTCGCCCCGCCGTCGACGACCGTCGGTGTGGTCATGACAACCGCGCCCCGGTACCTGGTCGGACAGCTCCACGCCGCCTTCCCCGGCATGTGGCCGACACCTAGCGGGGGGCTAGAGCTGGTCTACCGCCAGGGCACGGACCACGTGACCGCTCGTGACGGGTCCATCTTGTCCGTCACCCTCGACAGCACCGGCCGCAACCCGTCCTCCCCGGCCACCCTACTTAGTGGCGGCACCGACTACCGGGACCCGTCGGTCAGCTACATCGACGGCCACCGGTACCTGACCTACTTCACCGGCTCGGCGGCCAACGCAGCGCAGGGCGCCATGGTCTCCCGGGACGGCGGGCCCGCGGTGCGGATTGACCCGACCTACCCGTTCGCGGCCATCTCGGCGCCGGTCGTGAAGCTCCCTGACGGCCGGCTCGGCACCGCGTACTACGCACGGCAGCCCGGTGAGGCTCTGTACAAGGCGTACATGGCCTGGAGCAGCGACCTCGGTCAGACCTGGACGTCGAACCGGATCCTCAACCCCGCCACCGACGCCACCCCCGAGCCGTACCTCGTCGTCGACGGCGCCTCGGTGCACCTACTCGCCCGCTGGGGCGATACCTCGATCGCGATCCGAACGTTGGGTGGCGCTACCTGGGCCGACCCCCGCATCGCCCGTACCAACGCAACCGGGCGGCCGACGACGTACCGCACGTCCAGTGGGCTGCTGGTCATGGTGTACCGGTCGCTGCCCACCAAGGCCGCCTCGCTCGCCTACAGCGCGGACCATGGGCTCACCTGGTACAACAGCACCCAGATCATGGCCGCGCCGGCTGGGTCCGCGAACGGGATGACCTACGCAGCAGTGTCCGAGGTGCTGCCCGGCGTGATCCGCCTGGTGGTTGGGATGGAGCAGGCCGACGGCACCAGCGCGCTGTACTCGACTACGCTAGCGGAGAGTGTGCGGTAGTCTACCTACCGGAGTTACCGGTTTACCTACTAGCGCGTAGTCCCGGGTAGTATTAGCCTGACCTGGCATGACATCGGCACCCACACGCAAGCCCCGCCAAGGCGAGAGGTGCGCGTGCGGGGAGCCAGCGGCGATCGTCTACGTCAAGAAGATGGGTGACGTGCCGAGCTGTCAGAAGCCACACCTGGAGACCAAGCCCCCCGGGAACCCGTGGCCAGGGGCGGGGTACGGTAGGCCGACGTGATGGACCGTGGAGGAGTACGCCAGGCGCCTCCACAGAAGCGGACACTCCTGATCGCCTCGGGGTGTCCAGGGTGGCCGGGGTCGAGGATGGAGTGGCTGCCGTACCTCCCCCGGCCACTCCTTAAGCTTGACTCTCCGGGCCAAGTGTCTACACTAGCTGCTCTGTCGACGAACCAACAGGAGGATCGATGACCAGTTCCGGTGCCGGAGACTTCGACCTGAGCGCGCTGCCCGAAGAGGACCGAGGGCGAGTCCAGCAGGAGATCGACGAGCTCAAGGACAGCAACCGGGAGTTCAGCGACCAGGACATCACCCCCGGCGACACCGGTAGCCCGACGAGCAACTGACCCGCCTCCCTCACGTCGTCCCCGACCCCCAGGAGGATGACCGGGAGGCTCCCGCGGGTCCGGTGTGGAAGAGGCCGATGTCGCAGGAGGTCCACACCCACGCAGAGGGTGGAAGGCACCAGCCGGGGAAGCACCGGACCCGCACCCCAACGAAAGGACCAGTCATGATCTTCGAACGCGGAGCGATCTACCTGTCATCCGAGGGTGACGACTGACGCCAGCTCTTAGTACCTAACGCCAAAACGCCCCCTACCTCCAACCCGCTAAGGGGTCAGAGGTAGGGGGCGTTTAGTCACGGTGACGTAGCTAGGGGACATCGGGAAAACGGCGGGACTCTCCTTGCGGTCACCAGCGGGGAGTCGCTCTGGTGTGTACCCGCTGGCTCCTACGGAAAGCCCCGCCCTGCCCTAAACACAACCAATATTCTTGCGTATCCCCCACCGGAAGGGGGAGAACACGAGAGTAGCACGAACCGTCAGAGAAGTACCAGCGCCGTTACCGCGAGTGCGATAGGGGCCAGTGCTGCGACCGTCACGGCGAGGAGCTGAGGCAGCGTACGAAGCCAGCCGGGGCGCCGGACGGGGTTAGCCACCGCGGCCCACCGGACACCCGCCCACATCAACCAGCGTGCGATGAGTCCGACCTTGACGGCCTTCAGTGCGCCCCGGAACTCGTGGTCTACGCCCGCACTGGTGGGCCCGGGGCTCCGGGATGGTAGGTGATCCGTGATCAGCCAGTCGTGCACGACGGCGGCCTGGTCCCAGCGGCCCGACTGCGGGAACAGCGTCCACATCAGCCGGGGCACGCTAGCGAAGTCGGTCACGTAGCCGACGGGCACGGTGTAGGTACCGCAGTCGCCCACGTAGGTGACCGGCGTCAGTAGCCGCCAGGTCCGGTCGCCTACCTTTCGGACGTTCAACGGGGCCTCGATGAACCGGGGCATCAGTCCGCCTTGTGCTCGAATCGCACCGCGGCCAGTCGGTCCGCGACCTTGTCCGCGAGCAGGTCGTAGTCAACCTCGACGGGCACTGGCGCGTTCACCTTGGCGCTCAGCTCGGTCACCCCAGCGGAAAGGGACTGAACCGAGCTCCCCAGCGACTCGACCTTGGAGTACAGCTTGTTTGGCTGCCCCGCCGTTGGCCCGTACGTCACCTTCTCCTGGTGGTTGACGAGAGCCTCGACGCGTCCCATGAGAGCCTTCAAGTTCGTCACCATCGGCAGGGCCTCGGGTGCGCCAGCGCCTTGGGTGCGCTTGTCGTTCGCCTGGAGAAAATCAAACACGCGGAAGATCAGGGCAGCGTCATGTGGGTTGTTTACGTCCATACTGTCGTTCACAGCTCCTCTGGCCATGGCCATTACTACGTCCCACGGGAAGGCGGGCCCGGGGTCCCAGTGCGTTCCGTCCCCTGTCCCCTGGGAGTAGTCGACGTGGCCGATCACTCCGGACTTGCCCGCGCGGACGTCGGCGGGGGACAGCTTCACCATCGGGATGCCGCGCGCCTGGCAGCGGGATCGGATCCAGGCTGCCGCGTTACGGAGCATCCCCTGGTGGTTGTTGGTCCACTCGGCCCGAGACCAAGAAGCGAACCCACACAACTCAAGGTTGTCGGATTTCGCGTTGCCGTTGCGCAGTGTCCACGCCGCGTTGCCGTACGGGACAAGGTTGTCAAGCAGGGTGGTGTCATCGGCTACGGCATGCGCCGAGCTGTTCTGGCTGCGATCGAAGAACGCCTTGAGGTCACTGGCCTTGCGGATGCCCTCGGCGGTGTGCACGGTCACCCAGATCACCCGGGTACCTTTGCGGCTGGAACTCAGAGCCATCTTGGGCAGTCTCCTTTTAGGTCAGAGCTAGGATCGAGACGAGGACGCCAGCCGCTACCAGGACTACGGTGAGCACGGCAACCGCCCGCTGCACGGGAGTCCAGCGCTGCTCGGCGGAGACTCGCTTGGTCTCGTCGGCAAGGCGTCGAGCTTCATCCGCTTCACGCAGGGCTTTCGCCGTAGCCTCAACGGTTGCCTTGGCCGCCACCATCTGGTCCTCAAGCCGCTGAAGGGTCATCGACATGGCGGCCGCCCGGTGGTCGATGGAGCCAAGGCGGTCAGCGACCTTCTCCATCGAGCCGTTGATCCTGTCCAGTCGTCGGCCGTGGCTAGCGAGCTCCTGGTCTATCTGGCCCGCCTTGACACCAAGCTCGTAGCTGGTCGGTTCCCCCGACGGGTCAGCCATCACGAGGCCAGGTACAGCGGGGGTGGGTCGGTGATTTCGCCGCCGAGGCTGCGGATCTGGTGGGTCGCCTGGTCGTCCCAGTGGGAGTGGTTGAAGAGGAGGCGGTACTGCTGGCGCTCACGGACTTGCTGCTCGCGGTCCCGGACACCCTGCTCGCGACGAAACGAATCGAACTCGGCGCGTAGATCAGCGAGGTCTTCGGTGAGGCCCGCAGCGTATGAAGTGCTGGAGGCGGACAGGACAGCCGCGGAGTCTGCGTTGATCTTGCGGTTGGCAGACCGAGCACGGACAAGCATGACAACGCCGCCACCAGAACCTCCGATACCAAGAAGGGCACTGAGCATTTCGGACCACGTCATGTCGTGTCCTCCTCGGTCTCCTCTTGGGCGAGTGACGAGAAGAACCGCTCGATCTGACACAGACGCCAGATGGCGGGCGCGGCGATAGCAACGCCGAGGAACATCAAGATCCCCATGCCTCGCAGCCCCAGCGCGAACGGAGTCCAGACCGTGAAGGCGAGGCTCATCCCCAGCAACATCACCAGACCGGCGCGCTCAGTGCGTACCCCTGTGGACGTCTGCCAGTCGCGGCCGAACAGCCCGTAGAGGGTGACCGCGGCGCCGAACGCCAGTGATGCCAGGAAGACAAGGCCGCCCGGCTCCGGGTACAGACGGATCGCAAGCGAGGTGATGTGGTCATAGAAGGCCAGTCCGGCGACGCCGTAGAGCAGGCACACCAGGAGCAGCGTCACCTCGAACGGTTCGCGGCCGGAACGGATGTAGGTCGTCACAGGTCTAGACCCCTTACGTCGGTTGGGCGTACGCCCGGCGGGGTCTAGACCCGGCTTGCCCTTGTTGGTCATGGACTGTGTCTCCGGTCAGGCCAGGGCGAACCAGAAGCTGCGGTCCCGCTTGGACCAGGTGCCGTCTAGGTGGACCGTCAGCGGGGAGTTGATCGTGGACTGAGCAGTCTTGTACACCGTCGACCAGCGGCCCTGTGGATCCCCGGTGGTGGCCGCCGGGTTGAGGATCTCGGAGCTGATGACCGCGGTGTTACGTCCGAAGACCGGCGCTGTGCTGGCACTGGTGGTGAGATAGCCGATGGCGACGTACATGCCCGCGGCGATGGTTATCGGGGAGGGCAGCGCGTCATTGTGGACCAGGCCAGCGCCCGTGGTGTCCGTCAGGTTGAGTCCCCCGAGCGTGTCAACCAGGCGGTGCCGGGTGTAGCCCACGAAAATACGGGCGTCCGAGAACCCGCCGACTCGCGCGGTGGCCAGGTAGTACCTGATGTTCGTGACCGTGGCGTTGCGCAAGCACTGGGTCAGGGTGAAGAAGGTGTTGGTCGTCGGGCAGGCGTCGGTACCTGAGACCATCGCCCGCTGGGTGGTGGACACCTTGTCGCCGAAGATCGCGAAGTCATCCGGCATCGTCGGAGCTGGTGGCCCGCCGTTGAACCTGGCGTCGTACACCTGGGTCGAGGCGATCGTGGCGGCGCCGTTGGGTACGTCGATGACGGCTAGGGGGGTCTCGTAGATCGTCGAGTTCCTCGTCAACGCAGGCTCAACCGGTGTGGCGGAGGCGGTTCCAGCAACGACGTCGTGTTCGGTCCTGTTGTTCGTCAGGTCTACCCGCCACACAACCAGGTCGCGACGGGAGAAGCCCGAGGCGTTGGCCGCGATGGGGAGGATGCGTTCGGTAGAGGTCGCGCTCCAGAAGCCTTCGGCCCAGCCCTCACCGGTCTTCACCTTGACCTGCATGCCAGTCGAGTCCCCGTACACCAGCCAGCCGTTGAGGCTGTCGCGGATGACACCGGGGTTACCCATGCGGCGCATCATCGCTTGCCAGCCGGACTCGGTGACGTTAGCGCCTGGGCCTGAGTCGAAGGGGGCGTACGCGTCGCAAGTGATAGCCATACAGCTACCGCCTCTCTATGTCGACGACACGCGCCGCCAGTTGCTTGATCCGCTGGAACATCCGCACCGGGGCGCCGGCCAGGCCGTCTGTACCTACGGTGGGAGTGATGCTGGTTTCGTCGGGCGTGATCTTGATCTGGCACGCACGAACGATCTCGGTGAGTACGTCACCTGTCTGGCCGGTACCATTCGGGCCGACGACATCGAGCACCACGGAGACCCGGTCGCCCAGTCCGTAGTGGACTCCGTACGCCATCGTCGGAGTGTCGAGCGGGGTCACTGCGAAGGAGTTCCGCTCCCGCTTATCCGTCAGCTCCTTGGTGGCGGCTGCGTCCTGCTCGGCTGTAGTGGCCGCCGAGGTAGCATCAACGAAACCCTCACGCCTACCCCAGAGCGCGATGGAAGTGGCGTCGCCCTTCTCGTAGATAGTGCGCGCGGCACCATCTCCGGGCCCACCGACGTAGACGTAGTTGACCTCAGGGGCCGTCCGCTCGTAGGTGAACGACTCCATGTTCTGGAGACCCCGGCTGAACATCACCGTGGCGGTACGGTCCACTGGGCGGTAGGTCTCGAACCACAGCCCCGCCGCGGTCTGCACGACCCGGAACCCGACGGGGATCCCATTCACCGCGCCCTGATCAGCCAGCTCCTGGAACAGCTTCAACAGAGGCTGCCAGCGGGCACGACCAGTGACCTGAGCTCCGTACGGCGCGTCGGTGTAGCCGGCCACCTGGCGCCGTGCGACAACTGGGGCCCCAACGTTCAGGTTCCAGACGACGTACAGACACAGGACACTGCTCGCTGCGGAGGGACCCGCGACGTGCTCGGCGGTCGTGCTATATGGTCCCGGTGGCTGCGTGCCCGGCTGGGGGTGACCCTCGCGTTGCTTCAACAGGATCGTGTCATCCGACCCAGTGATAGTGACGGAGTTGTCGTCGACGCGACTGCTGTGCCGCTGGTTGGTGTACTGGCCAGACAGGATCGTGGTCCCGTTGCGCGACACGATGATCCCGGCGCCTGGGGTAAGCAGCTCTTGCGCCAGTCGATGCCGTCGGTCGATGGTCAGCGACCAGGTGGAGATGTCGTTGAACTTCAGGGCCAGGTCAAGGTTCTGGTAATCGTCGACCTGGCCTACCCGCTCAAGAGCTGAGTTACGGACTTCGATCTTCCACGGGTAGACACTGGCCACGAAGCCCTCCAGTCACGGTGACAGGTACCGCTGGTAGTAGGACACCGACAACGCTGAGGCCGGGCTGATACCCGACAGCTCTAGGCGGATCTTGTTGGTGCCCTTGATAAGCGGCCAGAAGTTGGACGTCGAGTCCAGTAGGTTGTAGACAGACGTACCGTCTTGAAGGGTGACGCTCTTCACGTTCTCCCGGGTATCAATGGTGAGCACCTGGCCAACGTCTAGAAAGAAGCTGGGCAGGTAGATAGACAGCCCGGTGGTGACGTTGAGAAGCCGCAGCGACGAGCCGGGCCCGGTGACCGTCCACACTGGCCACGTCTCGACGGAGCCGGTGTTGGTGACAGTGTCGTCGACCACTAGCTGTGAGGCCGTCAGGCGTACGGGCAGGATGGGGAAGAAATTCGGCACTAGTGTCAGGGTGAACGTCTTCGACGTGGGGCCTGAGTCGTACCAGTACGGGTCGTACGCCGTGAGGCTCAGCGGCATCTTCTGCCACGTGACCCCAGAGGAGTCGTCGACCGTCTCATCCAGCTCAAGTCCACCGGAGTACAGACAGGTAATCTCGCGGACGTCGCCGATCGGGCTCTGGACACGGACCTTGCCGAACCGCGGGGAACCGTCAGCGTTGCGGGGGTCGAACTTGTCGACCAGGTCCCGCATGTCGTCGCGCAGCGTCACGTCCCGGTCGACGGACCAGAACAACGGTAGCAGGAACTCCCTTGCCTCATGTCGGACTTCCCGGGGACGTTGCCCCGCCTGGCCGGGCACCTTGTCGGTCTGGACGGAGACCGGAACCATGAACCGTCCGCGGGCTTTCCACTCCACAGGGAGCACGGTCGTACCGCCGTCGGCGTCGATCCAGGAGACTGACTCGGAACCACCAACCTTCTCGGTGACGGTTGACGCTGATGCGTTCGCTGTCCCGAGCCAGGCGTAATCCCATGCTGGTGTGTCCGGGGTGTCCCCGTCGAAGTACTCGCCAACGGAGGACGCCTTCTCCATCAGGACCCTGGAGAGGTACACCACCGAGCCGGACGCGGCGGCCACCGTCGGAGTGAGGATGACTCGTACACCCGCCGCAGTGGCGGGGAGCGTGTGCCCCTGCGCCACCAGGCGGACCCGACCCGCGCCGGCCGTAACCGCGAGGGGGGTCCCTAGCAGCGAGCCGAGGGACGTCCCGCCAGCGTTGTACGCAGTGACCTGCACCCGAAGGGTAAGGCTGGGAGACCCAAGCGGAACCTCTACTTCGGCGGCCACCGACCAAATCTCACCCGGCACACCGGGCACGACCACTGCTGGGTACGCCATGGCGACACCGATAGCGATCGTGCCCGTGGCCGTGAGTTCCCAGCGGGTGGACGCAGGGTTAGCCACCGGGGTGAGTAGGCCTGTGCCCACCGACCAGGCGCTTCCATCCACCCTAAAGGTGGGGTTCAGTACATAGTTGGTGCGTGTCACAGGCCCTCCATCAACTCCATACGTGCGAACTGAAGCGGCACGTCAACTTGGTGGGCCTGGGTGATTGTCGTTAGGTGGTAGTGTTTCTGGACCGTGGTCCCGGTAGACCCCGCAGCGGCGGCCTTGCCAAGCGCCTTGTGTGCCACGGACTCTTCCGGGGTCAGGACAGCTTCAGGAGACGTGCCCCTGTTGATGGCCATCTGCCCCGGGTTGAGCCAGCCGCCGTTGTCGTAGACTCCAGGCTCCGGCCACCCGCGCTGAGCGAAGCTTGCGGCCCGTGCCTGGGGGTCGTTCTTCAGGCTGACCAGCCCGCCGTCGGCGAGGTGCATGATCTTGTTGTAGTAAGACAGCGGGGTGCCGACGTGGCCAATGGCCAGTGGGGTTCCGTTGCCTCCGTATGCTTCCGCGTGCATACCACCGATGTTCGCGGCGGTGTGGCCCGGTCCCACGTAGACAGTGACGGGACCACGTCCGGGCTTCATGCCGAATTTTCCGACGCCCATGGCGGCCGTGGTGAAGTACCTTCGGTACATGGACAGCCCGTTGGCCATCGCATACAGGTTGCCGACTAGGCCGGAGCAGTCGTACGAGCCCGGTCCGACAGCGCCCCACAGGTACCTCTTACCTGCCTGCGCCCGCGCCCACTGCTGCATCTGCGCGATGCCCGGCCCACCTGCGAAGGCGGAACCGTCAGCAGGCCCGCCGGCAGGGGCGCCGACGGAAACGGCGGGTGGGGTTGGGATCGAAGTGCGGCTGACGTCCACAGGGAACGGTGCCACTAGGCCGCCCGACGCGTAGCCGGGGAGGATCTCCTTGGGAACGCGTCGTTCGTTCAGCGCCACCAGGAAGTCCCGGCCGTAGTAGTCGCCAGCCGCGTTGGACTGGACGACCTCACCAGCGGTCAGGTTGGCGGCGATGTTGTCGGCACGCTTATGCGGGGAGAACCCGCGGACCTGGCCACCATCGGCCATGCCCGCCCGGACCTGTTTGTTGTAGGCCCGGATGTCACCGACCGTCGGCGCCGACCCGTCATTCTTGGGGTGAGCCAAGAAGTACTGCTGTGCGGAGAGGTTCGCCAGCTTGCTCGCTACATCGTCGTAGCCTGGCGCCGTGATCTGCGTGGCGATGGACGAGGGAATGCCGCCGTACATCTTGATCAGGGCGTCAGCTTGGCTCTTGTTGAAGCCGAGCGCAGCGGCCGTGTCGTAGACCTGCTGCATGTTCCGGCTGTACGAGGCTGTAGCCACATCCGTCGAAACGCCAGCGTTGATCTGGTCTATGTAGAGCTGTTTGCTCTTGGTCGACAGTTCCTCGAGGTTGTCTCGGTTAGCACGACCTGCCGCGGTGGCAATGTCCAGCGATGCGCCCGTGTCTCTGACACCCTGCTTGAGCTGGTCGAGGCTTGCGAACCAGCCCTCCTCCGTGTCCATTGCCGAGACGGTCTCAGTGTTGTACGCGGCGAGCGATGCGGTGAGGTTCTCAAGGCCGGTCTTGTTCTCGTCGTACTGGTAGTCGGTCCCCGCGAGGACGGTGCGCCAGTTAGTCTCCGCCAGGGACGCGTAGTCAAGGGACCCAGCGACGCCGTACAGGCCCGCCTGTTCCAGGTTGTACGCTTCGGACGCCGCCTGCCGAGCGTCAATCTCCCTCTGGTACCCAGTTGCCGTGTCGTCGAGCGCCTGGTTGAAGGATTTACGTTGCTCCTCCTGGCTGGTCAGGATGTCTGTCTGACCCGCCACCAGGTCCGCTCCCTGCGAAAGGAAGTTGGACTCACGGTCGTGTTTCTCCGCGCCCTGGTCGAGTAGCTTGTTGACCCGGTCCCGTGCACCTTCTTCGCCCGTCAGAGCATCGACTAGGTCATAGGTGGAGACGCCGAGCTCGTTGGCCTTGTCGATCAGGCCTGAGTCAGCGGCGTTCTGGGTGACCTTCGCACGGACTACACCAGCAGTGGCGTCGGCCGTATCGTTCATGATCCGAACGTTCTCGCGCCCGACGTTGTTCCACTTCTCAGTCTCGGCCTTGGCAGCCTGTATCTTGGATACCATCGTGCCAACGAGTACCGCACCTGCGGCGAAGGCCAGACCCCACGGGCCGCCCATGACGCCAAGCAGGCCAGATGCGGCGCTCTTCATGGCCGTGAAGCCCGCGGCGCCGATACCCTTGGCCGCGGAACCCAGGGCGCTGATGTTTCCGGACAGGCCACCATAGGCCCGCCCCAGCGCAATTCCCTGAGAGGCGTTCTCGCGGAACGCGGCGCCCATCTTGCCTAGCACCGGAACGCGCTCTTCGAGAGCCATGAACGTACCGGTGAGGCGGTTGACCTCGAAGGCACCCATGGCGGTCTTGACGTCGGAGCCAAAGTTCCTGGCTCCGCCCGACATCGATCCGAAGATGCCCGTGACCTTGCCCCCAATGAGCGCCCAAGCGCCGAGGGCCAGGACGCCAGCCTGAATCGGGCCGGACAGTCCCTTCCACATGTCCACAAGGTCAGAGCCCGTCTCCCACAACTCGTGCAGGACGGGACCCACCTGATCGCCAACGGTGTCCGCGAACTCGCCGAGCTTGGGGATACCAACATCAGTCAGCCAGTTGCCGACGGCCGTGACGGCGGGGTAGACCTTCTCGCCGATGGCTTCCGCGAAGTTTCCCCACGCGACAGAAGCCTTTCCGCTGGCCGTGGCATTGGCTTCAGCGGCCCCACCGAACTCGGTCTGAAGCTCAGAGAGGATGACCTTCTGCGCACCGGCCACATCGCCGGCCTCGACCATCGTCTTGATCTGGTCCTTCTGCGAGTCCGTGAACTGGACTCCAACCTTCTTCAGCGCGGTGAGCCCAGCGATCGGGTCGTTGAGGGCCTTGCCTAGGCGTATGACGTTGTCCTGGTAAGCAGCGCCAGAGTCGCCGGACTGGTCCAGCGCGGCCGACATGTTCAGGGCGGCGAGAGACGCCTGGTCGAAGATGTCCGCACCCTTGCCAACACCGTTTTTGATCTGGGTGAAGGTAAGTAGGACGTTCTGTCCCTGCTGGATGACCTCGTCGTCGACGCCCGCCAGGGTGCTCATCTTCTGTGCCAACGCACCGATGTGGTTGGCCGAGACGCGCGCGGTGCCACCCGTGGACTTGATGACAGCTTCGGTCTTGCGGGTTACCCGCTCGGCCTCTTCCGCTTCTTCGATGGCGTGCTTGAAGAAGTTGACACCTGCGACCACGGCCCCCAGAGCGGCGATGCCCTGGAGGCTCGAGGAGATTCCCCGTAGCTTGCCCTGCGCTACGTCGGTGCCCTTCTCCAGACTGCCTGTCTGGGCAAGGAAACGGACGACGACGTCACGACGGTTCTCAGCCACGGTCACTCCTTACGTGCGCGGAGTTCCTCGGCGCGTTGATCAATCAGTTCGCTGACTTCCCACTGCTTGAGTGAGCGCACGTCCGCAAGGGACAGGCCGAAGTGCCGAGTGAGAGCTACCTGGATCCTCAGGCGCTCTCGTCGGTAGGAGGGACCGGGGCTGACAGCTTGATCCCGACACGCAGGTTCGCCGCGTCTTCGTAGGTAAACTCGGGGTCCTCACGGAGCTTGAAGATCCAGCCGAGTACCCGGAGCGCCTTGCCCTGGGGAGTTCCCTTAGCGGTGTAGAAGTTAACGGGGTTGCCCGTGCGCTCCTCGAACTCCTCGATCTCGCCACACGTCATGTCTTCCAGGTCCGCTACCACAATGGACGGGTCCTGGGTTTTCGCCGTCGCGCGCCTCGTGGGGGTGCGGCCTGCCTTGGCTTCGGTCATAGGAACTTGAGCTCCTTCGCTGCTTCATCGAACGCGCGGTTGGCATCGTTGATGTACTGCTGCTGGTCTTCGACAACTGTCGGGAAGATGGCGGGCTGGGGACGCTGGTACACCCAGGAGTCCGGACGCCCGAACACCAGGTGCCGACCACCACGCTCGATCGTGCGGGCGTAGTCGGCCTTGGCCCTGATCTCCGCCTGACCGGCTCGAGCTCCAGCTCGGGTCTTGCCGCGAAGGTTCCCGGTGGCTTTCGGCTGCCGACCCCGGATCTTCTCCGCGGTCTTGTTCACGGACGCGCGTAGCTTGCGCTGCAACCGCTTACGTACTCCTGGTTCCAGCTTCTTGATCTCCCGGAGGAGGGCCCGCATGTCGGATATCGAAGTCTGACTGACGTCCAACATGCGGACCTCCTGTCACGCGGCGGTGATGTCAGTGCTTTGGTACTCGATCTTGATGGAGGTCGTGCCGTCGTTGATGACCTTGAACGGGATGGGCTGGCCCACGATCTCCGGGCCCCCCACCTTCGGGGTCTCGCCGTCGAAGCGAACGTTCAGCGTGACCTTGCACTCGTACTTGTACGTGGTGGAGATCGTCGCGCCCTGGAACAGCAGCACGATCGCGGCCTCAGCGCCCGACACGAACCGGTTGTACTGCGTCAGCCCGGAGAACTCGCTGTCGAACGTGCCTGTGTACTCACGGAGGGCGTTCTCCTCCGGACGCTTGCGCAGCGCCGAGCCCAGGAAGTACCGGTCGTCGGTCAAGTTGTTGGAACCCTTGAGGCTCAGCGACTTGACGTCAGCGGCAGACCCGGCGATCGTGACGGTCCCCTGGACGAAGGTATACGGTTTGTTGCCTGTCGGATACGACGCGACTGCTAGCGCGGTGGCCGTGGCCTCGGTCTGCCCGAGGAAGCCGAACTTCAGGTGGGCGAACTCGTCGATCCCACAGGACAGCTCCCACTCGCTGATCCGGCACCCGCCGTAGGTGAACGGCGTGGCAACGTCAGCGATGTCCGGCTTGGCCAACTGGAGCGTGAAGCTCTGGGGCAGCGCGGCCGGCGTGATGGTGTGCTTGTAGACCGTCGGGTTGCCAGCGGCGTCCGGCTGAGTGGACACAGCGGCACCGATCGCGTGCGCCAGCCAGAACGCGTGGCCCTTCGGCCGTAGCTCCATGTCGAAGTCACCCGCGATGGCCTGCTTGCCCAGGGCCCAGTTGTCAGTGGTGATGACCCGGCTCTGCGCGCGGAGCGAACTCGACTCGATGCGGGTCTGCTCGAAGGCAGCGGACTCCGACACGTAATCGAAGAACTTGTCGACAACCACGGCCGTGCCGTAAGTGGTCTCAGTCTTGGCACCAAGTTGCGCCTTGTCGGAAACGGCCATCAGGCGGCCCCACCCTTCTTGGTCGCGGCGGCCTTCGCGGAGACGGCTTCGTCAGAGACTTCGGACCAGACGTCCTGCTGCAACAACAACTCGGCGTCCCCGTCACGTACTTCGATCGGCTCCCCACGACGCACGACGATGCCGAGAATAGGCACCTCGACCACGTCATACGGTCCGTTGTATACAACGCGCATGTGGTTTCTCCTTGATGTGAACGTCATTCCATGCGCGCGTGCACACGGACCTTGATCTCGAATAGTGAGGCGTGCCCCGTACCAGCAGGCACCGACAGTTGGCGCCAGGACTCCGGCCGTGCCCACTGGATGGCGTCTACGATCTGAGGCATCTCAGCCAGTTGCTGTTGTAGCTCGGCGAATATCTCCACTGCGCGTACATCGGCTTGTCGCTCAGACTGACCGCCCGTGAAGCAAACCTGCACCGCGATGTTGAGGTCGTATTCCTCTTGAAGGTGAAGCTTCCCAGCGCGGAGAGTAGGAATCTCAAGCCTGTCCGTCTCAGCGTGGCCGAGGATGATGGTCTCTTTGGGCATCTCGCCGTCAGTGAGGCCATACTTCACCTTGACGTTAGCGAGTCCCGGTCGAGCAGCCAGGAGATCGAAGAGAGCGATCTTGAACTCGACGAGGCTTGTCCCCGCCCCGCTCACAGGTAGTGTCCCTGTAGCTCGCCAGGGAACATGTCCTTGACAGCCTTACTGATCACGTACATGGGGAAGTTGCTCTGAGGTGCGTCGTACTCCCCGATACCCTGGGTCGCGACGATCTCTGACCGCCAGACGTTCTTGAGCATCAGGGCGGCGGCCTGTTTGAAGCGGTCATCCACAGACGCGGTGTCCACGAACCGGCCAGCCGCGTACGCGACCACCACGTTGCTGTCGCCCTCGACGAACTGGGTGACCCACCCGGAGTCCCGCCGGACGACCTCGTTACCGAACAGGGTTGAATTCGCCGAGTACCTGCGTAGGCGGTAGCCCGCAGTTGGCTTGACTGTGTTGGTCTCCTGAGTCAGCACCGTGGGTACGCCGGTGTAGTCGTACTCCGTGACCGACGTGACTGAGGCAACTGGGTACGTTGTCAGGTAGACGCAGGCGTCACCCCCGTCGAGCTCATCCGTGACCGTGCGACGGACCACAGGGCCCACCAACTCATCCAGCCGGAGGGACACGGCGGTAGTCCACCGGGCGATCTCCGTGTCACTGGCGTTAGATTCAGTCAGCTTCACCGCGGCCTTAGCTTCGGCCAGAGTCAGCACGTCGAGGGTGGCAGCCATGCTTAGTGCCCCTTGGTCTCGCTTGAGGTCCGACCCTTGTTGGCCGCAGGCTTAGCAACCTTCTTCGCGGCGAGGAGCTTGGCATCCTCAGCGGACAGTGAGTCGTCGATGCCATACGCCAAAGAGACAGCGTCAGCGTGACCTTCTTCGACCAGCTCGCCGCTCTCCGTGCGCCACAGGCGCTTACCGTCAGGCATCAGGTCTGCGCCCCCACGACGGTCCAGACAATCGTGGACGTTCCGTTGGTGGCCGTACAGATGTAGGCCTTACCGTTGGTGGCGTCGATGTACTGCGACCCCACGACAGCAACACCCAGATAGGTGACGTTCACAACGGGGGCACCGCCATTGCGGAGGGGAGTGCCGAGGCCGGAGCCAGGCAGCACGTTCCCGGGTTCAAGAATAGCCATGGTGTCCTCTCAGGACGGTGGGACCGGGCCGGGGTCGTCGGCAGGTGACAAACCCCGGCCCGGAAGGATCACAGACCCGTGACGGTGCAGAACGCGGTCGGGCGGTAGACGACAAGGGCGGCGCGCAGGTCCGCACGAACGGCCTGCTTGCCCTCGATGAAGTAGGTGCCGTGCGAGTTGGAGACCTGCACGTCGACTCCCCGCCGGACGGCGAGCTCCGAGTAGTTCTGGAAGTCACCGACGAGGGCGGTGCCTGCGGAGCCAACTTCCTGCTGCACGACCGGCTGACCGAAGATGGTCGTCGAGCCGGCGGAGTCCGGGTTGCCCAGGATGTAGATACCGTCAGCGGTCCGCGCGAGGCGGATGTTCTGCCAGTCCGTGGAGTGCAGGACGACAGCACCCGGGATCGCACGACCCACGACGCGAACCTTGGTCAGCGCCTTGAAGATGGCGTCGAACGCGGGGTCGGTGCCGCGGGCCTGGGTCTGGATGCCGACGACGTTCAGGATGCCCCGCAGGTTCGGCGCGGTCCCGTTACCGACCAGGAGCTGGGAGTCCAACCGCTGAGCGACCATGAAGCGCAGGCGACGGTCGACGTAGGACGCCGCGCCGGCCTGGTCCTCGAGCTGCTCGTCCGTGACCGGGATGAAGACCGAGATCTTCTGGACCGGGCTGGACTTCTCGGTCAGACCGAGCGCGCCCTCGGGGTACGTTCCACCCTCGGCGACCTCAGTCGCAGCGTTGGTGAAGGTCGTCTCTTCCATGTAGACCACGGAAGTCTGGTTGGTGCTGCCCACCGGAACCACGTCCGTGAGCTGGAGCGGACGGGTCACGTAGTCGACGACACGCCCGGTGCGGTTGGTCTCCGGCGTCCAGCCGGTGGTCCGCTCGAACAGGGTCTTGACCTCGATGTCCAGGTGCGCGGTCTCGCGACGGTCACGCGCCTTGTAGGCGGCCGACGCGGTGAAGTGCTCACCGAGTGACTTGACCTCAGCCTTGTGGCCCTTCAGGTCGCGGTCCGACTCGCCGGGGCCCTCGTCGGTGTCCAGGTCGCGGACGCGGTCGGCGCCCTTCTGGAGAACGAGGCACTCGTCCCGCTCCTTGCCCAGAGCATCCAGCTCTTCGTTGGCGGAGCGGATGAAGTCCAGTACGGCGTCCTTGCCACCGCTGACGGACTTGACCTCTGACAGGTCCATGTCCTTGCCGGCCTCGGTGAAGACCGCGTGCAGCGCCTTCTGTTTGGCCGCCAGCTTGGCGTCGACGTCTTCAAGCCTCTTGAAAGCCACGGGGGTTTCCTTCCGTTGTGGCGAAATGGGTGGGATCAGCGGAGAGTGAGAGAGATGAAGCGCGCGTACTCGCGTGCCACCGCGTCCTCGTTCTCCGGTGTGGGCTCGGCGACGAGCAGCGCCTTGAGGCGGTCGGCCTCGGCGTAGATCTGCTCGAGCAACGCGGAGGAGTCCGCGCCTAGTGCCTTGCCCTGTTCCAGCCGCTTCGTCACGACGTCCGCGGCGCGGGCCGACAGAGACTGGATCGCGGTCAGGACCGCGGTGGCCTCGTCGGTGAAGGGGATGCCGGCAGACTTAGCCGACAGTGTGCGGGTGTTCTCGCCAGCACCGATCAGTACCGGGGACACCTCGTGAACCTTGAGGGACTTGAGGAAGCGCACGCGCTCACCCTTGAAGTCACCCACGGAGTCAGACAGGACGTCGAAGCCGTAGCTCCACTCCAGTTGCCCGATGGTGTTCTTGACGACGTTGAAGTGATCCCGCCCGGCGGTGGTGTCCATGAAGAACTGACCGCGGAACGTGGCCTCTTTGCGGCCGTCCGAGATCGTGCCCTTGCCCACCGGCAGGGCGTTGCCCCACGAGGTGTGCTGGTACGCACTGATCAGGACCGGCGCACCATCCTCGAACGCGCCCGGCTTGGTGACGTCGCCGTCCTTGTCCTTGATGTTGTACGTCGAGAAGACGGCGATGACTTCACCCTTGTCTTCGTCGGCATCTTTCAGCTCGACAGACAGGCTCTTCTTATCCACTACGG